AAAGAATAATTCTTTTTCTTTCTGCTTCCGGCATAATCATCGACGATATCGTAGATTTTTAACTTATAATCTTGGTATTTTCTCAAGCCTCGGCCAATTGATTGCAGGACTCTTACGACAGACTTAGTTGGTGCAGCAAAAATAATATTGTGTAAATTTTTAAGATTAATTCCAGTTGAGAAAGTGCCAAACGAAGCAAGAAGAATTGCATTATCATGTGTCTCCATTAGTGCTCTTATTTCTTCTCTCACCTTTACATCAATTTCACCCGATATGTAATAGATTGGCCTTGATTCATCTTTGTTCATTTCTTTGATAAGATCGTAAAGAGGTTTTCCATGATCGTTAACATAATTGAAAAGAATCAAAGTGTTTGTTTTTTGAGATAAGGCCAATTTTGCTATAAATTTATTTCTCTTGAAGTCCTTTACCAAATGCTTAACTTCATCTTGGTATGAAACATTGGATGGTATTGTTTCTTTATGGTTAAGCGTAATCACATCAATGGACATTTGAGCAAGAGTGTTTGAATCCATTAGCTTTTTCGTGGTTGTTGCAGTATAAACTGGGCCAAAGGATCCTTTAAGGATTAATTCATTGATTTGACTGTTATCAAGCGTGCCCGTTGTTCCAACACGAATATATGCATTAACGGAGTTTTCCATTATTTTTGTTAGCGATGCTGCCTTAAACCCGTGCACCTCATCTCCAATGACAGCGTTGTATTCCCAAAACCAGTTTTTAGGCAGCTTATAAATTGATTGCCATGTGCTAATTACACAATTGCAACTCGAAGGTGGATTTTTATCGTGCCCTGAGTATATTCTGTGTACAGTTTCGGGGCATACATTATAATTTTCATCTTTTTGCGAATAGTCTTGAAAGTCTTTGTACATTTGTTCAACCAATGCGGTAGTGGGCACAATGATTAAAGTTTTCAAGTGTTGGTAATATCTCATAATCATATAAATGACCAAAGATTTACCAGAACCAGTTGGTGACAATATTATTCTTCTTTGATTTTGAATAACAGCATTAACTGAATTCAATTGATACTCTCTTGGTTCTATAATTTCGCCTGAAGCGCTTGTAATGGGTATATCCAAATCATAACATTCGCTTAACTGTTCATTATAAACTTTTTCAATCGAATTATCAAATTCTACGTGGTAATCTCTTGATTTTGCAAATTTACACAATTCTTCTAATAGACCAACGGGAAAAAGCTTAGAGTTAAAATTATACAAATAGAACTTACCGTCCCACACCCCGTACTTATACTTTGGCATGTGCTGATAATTTGGAACATAAAATGAAAAATGATCTCGTATTTCAGCCTCAACACTCATCGACGCATTGAGCATCAAATACGAGTTATTGGGCTTTGAAACAATTATTTTTTCCATTATACGCCAGAAGTAAACTTCTTCCAATCTATGATATTTTTAATCGTACTAGAGCGCCACCGAATGTTACCAATTATTTCCTCTAGTGTCGAAACCACTATTTTATAATATTCGATTTTTAGCTTTATTTCGGATATATCTTTGTCCGAATCAATGTAAAGATTTAAATCTCCTTTTAAAGGCCTTATGCCACCATTGAACGGATCGTATTCTAAATCATGCGCATCCATTTCCTCTTTGGTCATTTTGCCACCGTACCATCTCCATTTAAGCTGTCTTTGCTGAACATACTCATTTTCAACGTGTTTAAGTTTTAATCGTGCCTTATTATATAAACTTAAATACTTGGCATGCAGCTTAGCGCAATCAATGGATGCATCGTCCAGCCTATTTTGATCAATGACACAGTCGGATTGCCACATTTCTTCAATTTTGTCTATATTCATAAGTTATATATTATAACACAAAATATCACTAATGTAAACAAAATTATTCAAAAGAAAATCCAGTGTATACAAAGTCCGCCGAGCAGGTGATTGGTGTTTCGGGGGGATCCTGCGAACTAAGGGCGATTTCACCCAATGATTGAGGTACCAAATCTTTAAATCTAACTTGTTTCACTAGCTGACTTCGGTTGTTATAAATTAAAACGACCGCATCATAAGACTCTCTTAGATTTTCACTTTGAATTCTTTCCATCCATGAATGAATCTCCAAGTAATTTTTTAATTCTTCATCGATGATAAACTCTACAGTCAATGATCCATATTTAAGTTGATCAGCGAAACCAAATCCCTCAAAATTTTGAAAATTTTGATTTGTCGGTGTCATTGACAGTGCTGGAATATTTACTTTTGTGCAAAAATATTCCACTTTTTTAAATTTGTCAGATTCAATAACTAAACCAAATTGACCTGGATATAATGGATTTGTACTTTCTCCGCATTTCATATTAATATTTATACAAAAAAAAGAGCCTCCGAAGAGGCTCAATTTTATTTAATTTAAGTTTAACTTAAATTCCGATAACTTCGAAGTTACGGAAGTACTGGTTATTACCAGATCCACCGAATCTCAGCTGTTCGGGGTAAGAAACGTCAGGGTAATTCACGAACGGATTCGCACGAATACCATAACGGGTTTTGAAACCAATTCTTGGTTGGAAGTCATCTTCACCCAGAGCTCTCATCATTGTAAGAGGCACGTATGGGCAGTAGAAAACACCTGCGTCATACACGTTTGTTCCACGATAACCAACGGTGACATAGTCAGCATCGGCAAATGGGTCAACAAACACTTTAAGACCACCAGGAAGAACACCTGCAAAAAGGTTGCCGGTAGGATCAACGTTCATGTCGCTTTCAAGTCTGGGCACGTTGTCCAGCAGTGAAGCAGCTGCAAGAGCAGAAGCAACGTTAGCGGAAACGATTAAGAAGTTACCGCGACCACGACGGGTATCGATAGCAACCTGATTTGCTTCTTTCATGATTTGGAAAATCAAGTTACGAAATTTTTCAATAGCATAACGACCATCTGCATCAGTTGAAAGATTGAACACGCCGGCATTAGCACCGGGACGAGCAGCATCGTTAACACCGTCAAGAATTTCACGGTTGATTTCAGCCATGATTTCAGTTGACAGAATGTTAGCCAATTCAGACTCGGCATCAAGACCGTGAACTGCTTTCAAGTCTTGCGCAAGTTCGGTTGTGTAAGTAGCGCGGAGAGCACGTGTTTTAGCTTCAACAGAAGTTTTCACGATTTCAAAGCCCATTTCACCGAATCCACCGTTGGATCCAGGAGCTGTTCTTCCACCACTTAGCAACTCACCTGTGCGAGTAGCATTAGCTTCACCTGGTGTAGCACCAGACTCTTGGTCACCCGCAAATGCAGTATCGGGCTTGTCGTAAAGCGCTTCAACGTCAGTTGCACCAACACCTGGAGCCTTGTACAATGATTTCATTGCAAAGATAAGACCGGTTGGTTGTGTCATTGGCTGAACACCAGCAATATCATAAGCGATGATATTAGGCATTGCCCGTCTCACGAGAGAGATAAGAACGGGATCGAAGTTTTGCACGTTTGTGGTGTTAGTATCTTCGTTTAGAGAACCACGTTCAATTCCGCGTTGTTCACGCAGAGCGACTTCTTGGTTTTCTAGCATTTGAGCAATTGTTGCTCTTTTGTAAGAATCAGTGATGGGAGCGCAATCTTTGTGATTAAGCACACCTTCCCACTTTTCTTGTAGTTTTCCTGTATTAAACATTTTTTGTTCCTTTTGTTTATAAATTATATGTTTATTTATTATTTAGCGAATTTAGAGTGTCGAGATAATGCCTCAACATATTTTCCCATAACAGAATTTTTGTCACTTTCGTGTTCATCTTCTTCAAATCTAGTTGTTACATTTGTAGAATTTGATGTGCTTTCATTTAGATCTTCCGATCTTTCACTTTTTCCATTTTTTACTATGAAATTTTCTTTTACGATTTTTAACTTATTCTCGTAACTGTCTGAATCGATAAAGTCAAGATGTTCAGCAAAGGTTCTTAATTTGGCTGAATCTGTTTCAACCAAACCTTTTGAAACCTCTGAGATAATTTTTTCTTTTTCCATGTCATTTAATTTTTCAGTAAGCTCTGAAATTTTATCAGTTGCGGATTCTAGCTTCTCTTCAAGAACCACAGATTTTTCACTAATCTCGTCAAAAAGATCCACCTTTGAATTTGGAATATTGATGTAGTGATTTTCAAACACGGATTTAAGATTTTCAATAAAGCTTTCAGAAATATCCATTCGAGTTTTATTAACAAAGCCTTCGTCGTTTTCGGTCAACCATTGTTCGACCGAAACGGAGAGGAATCTGTCGAGTTTTTCGGTTAATGTATCAACATTTTTCTCTATCGCTTCTTCCAACTTATCTTTATATTCTTCTTTGAGGGCAATAACCTTTTCAGCGATTGTCGCTTCAAACAACGTTGCTGCTTTTGATTTAAAGCTTTCAGACAGGGAATCATCAGCTGCAATAAGTGCCTCAATTGATTCACTGACACTTTCTTTTTTAATAAGTCTTTGAAGTTTTTTCAGATCTTCGGGTGTCATGGACTTTCTATTTTTGATAAAACGCTCAATAGTTTCATGCGCAAGATCAAGTTGCTGAGTTTCATCTAGTTCCTCTTCCTCTTCCTCTTCTTCAAGGTCTTCTTCCTCTTCCTTGTATTCCTTTTTGGATTTCATTTTAGCTTCTTCAAGGTCGTCTTCCTCTTCTTCAAGGTCTTCCTCTTCTTCAAGGTCTTCTTCCTTTTCCTCTTCCTTGTATTCCTTTTTGGATTTCATTTTAGCTTCTTCAAGGTCGTCTTCCTCTTCTTCAAGGTCGTCTTCCTCTTCTTCAAGGTCTTCTTCCTTTTCCTCTTCCTTGTATTCCTTTTTAGCTTCTTCAAGGTCTT